CAAGAACATGCTGGCCGTACGCGAGGGATTCATGCGAGTCCTCGGCACCGGTAACACGGGCGAGTCGGACGACCCCGACGATCCCGACGATCTTGACCGGATCGACGTCGTCACCGCAGCGGCTCAGTCCCGCCTCGGTAACCCAATCTCGGACTCCGAGCAGGACGAGGCCGGCACGTGGACGAAGTCGAACAAGATGATCGCCGTCGCCGACGCCCAGAACCGCGGCGCCGCAGGTATGGGTGGCCGCACGCACTTGACGACCAACACGTGGGATCCCACGGAGAACTCGTACGCGCAGCAGATCTACGAGTCCGCTTCCGCCGACACGTTCGTGTTCTACCGGAACCCTGACCTTGTCCTTCGTGGCGATGACGGGAAGCCGCTGAACTACTTGCACAAGGATGATCGGCGCCGGATCCACGAGTACGTGTACGAGGGCTCCTGGTGGGTGTCACTCGATTCGATCGAGTCGCTCGCGGTGAAGCTGATCAAGAAGGACCCGAAACAGGCCGAACGGTTCTTCGGGAACCGGTTGGTGCAAGGCCTCGGGGCATGGCTCCCCGATCTGGCATGGGCAGGTGCGTATGCCGGCAAGTGACACGCTGTGGCTACCGAACCCACCAGACAGTACGGCCGCCTGTGGCGGCTTCGACGGCTCGGAGAACAACGACTGGACCGCGATCAAGTTGGAGACGCACAGCGGACTGATCTTCACGCCGACCTACGGGCCCGACAGTCGTCCGACGATCTGGAACCCGAGCGAGTGGAACGGCCGTATCCCGCGCGACCAGGTCCACGTCGCATGGCAGGAGATATCCCGCCGGTTCCGCCTCAAGCGGGTGTACTGCGATCCCGGCTTCCGTGACGAGACGAGCTGGGCCACCGAGATCGAAGAGTGGGACAAAGAGTTCGTCGACACGGACTTCGTCCCGTGGGTGATGGCCGGCTCCCGCCGCACGTTCGTCGTATACCAGGCGCTCCGCCGATTCGAGTCCGACCTGGTAGCGGGTCGGATCCGGCAAGACGGGTGCCCGATCACGACTACCCACATGGGCAACGCTCGCAAGATCGCGAAGCCTGGCGACATCTACATCCTCGCCAAGCCGAGCGATGACCAGAAGATTGACGCCGGCGTGACGTCGGTCCTCGCGCATGAAGCCGCAGCTGATGCCCGTGCGGACGGATGGACCGCAGATTCGACCGATACCCGCGTGTTCTGCTGGAGATAGGAGGCGCCGACCGTGGCGATGACCGATGACGATCGCGCGGCTCTCACGAAGCTGGAGTCGCAGTGGCGCAAGAACCGTCGCCTATACAACCGCCTCGACGCGCACTACGAGGGTGAGCAGCGTCTCGACCGGATCGGTATCGCGGTCCCTGAAGAGCTGTCGATGTTCAAGGCCGCGATCAACGTTCCGCGCGTCGCCGTCGATGAGGTTGTCCGGCGTCAGGCGTTGCGCGGCTTCCAGCGGTCCGGCAAGGTCGGCATCGACAAGGGCCTGCAGGAGGCTTGGGACGCGAACAATCTGACCTCCCAGTCGATCCTGTGCCATCTCGACACGCGTCTGTACGGGCGCGGCTTCATCGGCGTCAGCACGAACCCTGACGAGCCGTCCATGCCTCGCATCACAGTTGAGTCCCCGGAGGGGTTCGCGGTCGACGTCGACCCGCTGAAGCGCCAGATTCGTGCCGCCCTTCGTCGGTACACCGACGGCGTGACGCAGATGGCCACGCTGTACATGCCGGATATCACGCGCTGGCTAGCGCGTGACGGTGGCCGATGGGTGGACGTCGCAGACCCTGACGAGCACAAGCTTGGACGGGTACCGCTCGTGATGCTGCTCAACCGGGCACGCACCGGCCGGTTCACGGGCGTCAGCGAGATGGCTGATGTCCTCGAGAAGACCGAGGCGATTGCGCGCATCATCAGCAACATGCAGGTTGGCGCGGAGGCGTTGGCCTGGCCGAAGCGTTGGGCCGCCGGTGTCGATAAGAAGGACTTCGTCGACGCGAAGACGGGCAGCCCGCTCGACACGTGGGACGCCTACATGACGGCCATCTTCTCGACCGGCAACAAGGACGCGAAGTTTGGGGAGTACGCCGCCGCCGACCTGGCGAACTTCCATAAGGCCGTCGACGCGCTGCTGTCGTGGTGTGCGCTCGAGCTCGGGCTGCCGCTGCGGTTCCTCGGTCAAGAGTCGGTGAACCCGACGGCTGAGGGCGCGATCCGCGCCGACGAGGCGAGGCTCAACAAGAACGTCGAGCTCAAGAACGCGTTCGACGGCGATTCGTGGGCATGGACCATGGGCCTGTATGAGCGGTTCCGGCTCGGCAAGTTCGGCAAGTCGTCCGCGCGGATCCGGGCCCTTTGGTTCGACCCGGCCACTCCGACGATCTCGCAGCGCGCGGACGCGATGCTGAAACTGTTCCAGGCCGGCATCCTGTCCCGTGAAGGTACGTGGGATGAGATGGGTTGGGATGAGGCCCGCAAGGACCGCGAGCGCGCCTACTTCGCGGCTGCGACGAACGATCCGCTGATGCAGGCGTACGCGGACATGATCGGCGGCTCAGGTGCCCCCGCTCCGGGCAACTGAAGCCCTGTACCAGAGCAATCGCCGCCGGGCGTTCAAGGCGATGCTCCTGGCCCGTCGCGAGTGGGCCAAGATCGACCCGACCGGCGACTGGTTCACCCAGTGGCAGGAACTCCTCACGCGTTTCGGCCCGGTCGTCTACGCGGCCCAGATCGCCGCAGCAACGGACGGTAGCGCGGCGGTCGCTTACGCACTCACGGAAGCTGGCCACCCGGAGCGGCAACCGACCAAGGTGCAGCCGAAGGCGTTCGCGGGATGGGTCAGCCCATCGTGGTTGCCCGAGGAGGACGTTCCGCTCCTCGACTACCTGCTGACGCCGGTCAACACTGCCCGTAACGCGACGGGCTCACCCGTAGACATGCTGGCGGCCGGCGGCAAGATGCTCGAGGGCCTGGTCCAGTTCGCGGTCACAGACGCCTTAGCCCATGCGCATGACGCGCAGATCGTGGCGACACGGAGCGCGTACGCGGTGTTCGCTGAGCCGGGGTCGATGTGTCAGCGGTGCGCGGCCCTGGTCGGCAGGCGGTACAAGCCGGGCACGCACCTGCAAAGGCATCCTCGCTGTGACGGGGTCATGGAAGCCCACTCGGAACGCTCGCCGTACACGCCAGAGCCTGCGAAGGTCGACCGGATCAAGGATCTGACCGCCGGTCAGCGCGCCGCGATCGACGAGGGCGCCGACCTGAATCAAGTCCTCAACGCCAAGCGCGGCGGGGCTGTGTCGGGCATCTACACGACCGAGGGAACGACCCGCCGAGGCTTCGGCTACTTCGCCATCAAAACTCGCCACGGAGCCTACAGCAAGTCGATGGATCGGAAGTTGCCCGGCAAGCGGTACGCGTCTACGACGGTCGGCCGACTGTCCCCAGAGACGATTTACAAGGTCGCGAAGGACCAAGCAGACATGGTCCGGCTGCTCCGTATCTACGGCTACATCATCTAGCCGCCCACACACTTCCCGCACGCGAGGTGCGGGCAGATCCACAAGGAGATCCGATGTCCGACGGCGCGATGCCCACGACGAAGAGCACGACCAGGTTCGACTACTCGACCCTCAACCCGTACGACCCCGCTTCGATCCAGGCGCTCATCAGCTTCCACCGGAAGACCTTCGGCGGCTTCACGATGACGGCCGAAGAGGACGGGGCCACCAAGGACGACAAGGCGCCGGATGCCGGCGCCGAGTCCAAGGGGGCCGAGTCCAAGGGAACCGAGGATGAGCCGCTCGGCGAGGGCGGTAAGAAGGCTTTGGAGTCCGAGCGGAAGGCGCGTCAGGCGCTCGAGGCCCAGGTCAAGGAGCTCACTCCGATGAAGGACACCCTGGCGCGGCTCACTGCTGCTCTGGGGGGCGAGAAGAAGGGCGCGACGCCCGAGGATGCCATCGCCGACGTGACAGCCCGCTTCGACAAGCTCCAGGAAGACCTGGAGGTCGAACGGCTGGCACGGACGCACGGCATCACCGACGAGAAGGACATCGTCCTCCTCAGATCCACCAGTGCGGACGCGAGGTCCGATCTGGCCGCCCGGCTCAAGCCGAGCACCAATCCCCCGAACCCGAAACCCGACGGGTCCGCTGCACGCGGCGCGTCAGGCGAAGGGAAGGCGACTTCGGTCGCCACGGGTCGTGACCTCTACGCAGAGCGTCACGGGAAGAAGACCACGTAACTCCGACCAAGAAAGGTTTCCATCATGCCTCGACTCACCACTGAGTCTTGGGGCGTCGGGAACACGACATGGCTCGGGTCCTCACACGGCATCGAGAATGCCCGGACCGCGACCATGGACGTGTCGACGTTCACCAAGGCCACGCACTACCCGGACGGGTTCTTCCCGTCCGGCCTCATCGTCGACGCCACCATCGAGGGCTCGATCAAGCCCTGGACCGGCGCGACCGGCGAGAACCTCGGCTTCGTCCTCTTCGACACCCCCACCGATGGTGTCGCGGACGTCCCCGCCCCGATCCTGCGGCACGGGATCATCATCACCGGCAAGCTCCCGGTGGCCCTGACTGTCGGCACTGGCACTGCCGCCGGCTTCACCCTCGCGACGGGAGCCTGACATGGCTGTTCTGTGGAGTGATGTCATCGACCCGGCCGAGCTGACCGGATACGTCCGGGCAGGTCTCGCGGACTACGAGGCCAGCAAGGGCACTCTTGCCCGTTGGCTCCCGAACCGTGAGGTGGCCGACACGACCGTCAGGTTCCGCAAGGGCCAGAACGGCTTCGTCGCTGAGGCTTCGTACCGTGCGTACGACGCTGAGCCGGAGATGGGCGAGGCCCCGACCGGTCAGCGGATCACGCTCGAGCTGCCCGCGGTCTCGCAGGAGATCCCGGTCTCGGAGTACCAGCAGCTGCGGGCGCGGAACTCGACCGACGAGACGATCAGGGACGCGATCCTGCGTACCTCGGACCAGATCGTCCGGTCGATCGCGGACCGAGTGGAGCGGACCCGTGGCGTCGTGCTCAACACGGGCAAGGCGACGATCAGTCAGGTGAACTTCATCTCCGACGACGACTTCGGCCGCGACGCCGGACTGACGGTGACGGCTGGCACGCTCTGGTCCACCGTGTCTGCGGATGGCCTTGGCTACCTGCAGACCCTGGCGGATCTGTACGCCGACACGAACGGCGAGGCGCCTGGCGCCATCGTCACGTCGACGCGAGTCCTGCGGGCTCTCGCCGGCCTGACGAACATGGCGACCTTGCTCGTCGGCGGGTCGTCTCGCCCTGCCACGATCACCGACGTTCGCGCCGCGATCGCCGGTGTCGGACTGCCGGAGGTCTACATCTACGACCGACGTACCAAGTCGGGTCGGATCATCCCGGACACGCAGCTCCTCATGCTGCCTGCGCCGGTCGATCCGTCCGACGGTGAGGGTTCCGAGCTGGGCGCGACGTTCTGGGGTCAGACCCTGACCGCGGACTCGCCTGAGTTCCAGGATGCGGGCCTCGACGAGCTCCCGGGCATCGTCGCTGGTGTATGGCGGAATCCGAAGCCGCCGATGATCGCGACGGTGGTCGGTGACTCGATCAACCTGCCGGTCCTCGCCAACGCGAACCTGAGCCTGAGCGCGAAGGTTCTGTGATGGCGCGCCTCACTGCCAACGTCGTCCTTCCGGGCGAGAACGGTGAGGTCGTCACGCTGCTGTCGGGGACGGAGGCGCCTAAGTGGGCGCTTCCGTTCCTCGGCGCGCATGTCCTCGACGACGAGACCGAGCAGGCCGCAACGCCTGACGGCTCCGATGTTGAGACCGCCGGCAACGACGGCAACGAGACCGACGACGAGACCGAGCAGGCCGCAACGCCTGCGAAGCCTCGCCGCCGCTGACGAGAGGGGCGAGCGGTGAGCACTGTCACTGACCAGATCGGGACCTTGCTTCGCCGCTCGCCCCTGCCCGACGCCGATCTCGCCCTCGCCGATCTGCTCGCTGGGTGGACCGTTGATACGATCACGCAACGCGCGGCCCTTGAGGCTGTCGTGATCGCACCTGATCTGGTTGACCGGGTCGTCGTTAAGGCTGTCGCTCGCTACATGTCGTCAGGCCCGATGGGCGTGGCATCGGAGACGGTGCGCGTCGACGACGGTCAGATGACCCGTCAGTATTCGACGACCATCACGCCGGGCGATGTGGAGATCCTCGACGAGTGGTGGACCGAACTCGGCCTCTCCTCACCGGCCGCAGAAGCAGAGTCCTTCTCGATCCTCCCGCACTACCACCGTCCCTACCGGCACAGGTCTCCGTGGGGCCGTGAATTCGAATGATCGGTGACGTGATCTCGTCGAGGCTTCCGGATCTGCGTCGTGAGGCCGAGTCGCTGCTGATCGACACGTGCCTGGTCGAGCGTCGTACCGGCCAGACCTCCATCGACCCGGGCACGGGCATGTCCACGCCGACGTACGCGACGTACTGGACCGGCCCCTGCCGGGCACTCGTCCGTAGCGATACCCAGCCGGTCGTAGTGGGCGCGGAACTCGCGAACGTGCTGCACCTCGAAGTGTCCATCGCCGTCGCGGCCCCAGCCCCGCATATCGGCCACCGCATCACGATCACGGATGCCCAGTTCGATCCGTCCCTGGCTGGCGCGGAGGTGTTCGTCACCGGCGTCCCAGTCGGGTCGCAGATGATCCTTCGCCGGGTCGCCGCCGAGAAGTCGCAGGAGGCGGACCGATGACAGTGCACTGGGACGGCTCTCAGCTCGTAGCGCTCGAACAGACTCTCGCCGGTGTCAGCGGCCGTGTCACCCCAGCCGTCGCCCAGGTCATCAAGGACGGCGGCGAGGCGATCGCGAAGCGCGCCAAGGGGCTCGCCCCGCATCGGAGCGGCAAGCTCCAGCGCTCGATCAACTCGACCTTTACCCAAGGTGGTGGCGGTAGCGAGGCGACTGCCGAGATCGGCCCCAAGGTGTTCTATGGCCGTTTCGTCGAGCATGGCACGGCGCGAATGAGCCCCCACCCGTACCTTGCTCCGGCTGCCGATGCGGAAGCCGAGGGGATCACTGAGGCGCTCGCGAAGGCCGCCACGGAGGCGGTGCTCGGATGAGTGACACCACGGCCCTGCTCGCGGGGAAGGTCCTCGATCGGTTGGGCACGGTCGTGGGGATCGACATCGTCGACGGCGGCATCCTCAAGACTCCGATCCGCCCGTACGTCGCGTTCTACGCCGGTGTCGCAGTCTCCGAGGAGCAGCGGTTCTGCGATGCACGCCCACGGGAGCGCTTGCCGGTCACGGTCATGATCGTGAACAACTCCACAGCCGGGACCCGGTTCCTCGCCAACAAGGTTGTGGACCTGCTCGACGACTTCGGCAGACAGCCGACCGACGGTCTGCGCTGCAACCCCACGTCATCGTCTGACCTGATCGACGACGACGAGGTTGAGGGCGCCTGGTGCTACTCGATCACCTGCTACTTCGACGCCAGGGAGGCGTGATGCACACAGTCATCGTCAAGCATCGGCTCACGGGGCACGAGTATCCGTGGCCTGCGACGCTCGCCGCCGCGGATCCCGACCTGGAGGTCGTCACGGGGCCGCCTCAGCCAGCCGCGAGGCCGGCACGCAAGCCGCGGAAGCGGCGTACAAAGACCCCCCGCGTCAGCGGGGTTACGGCCACACCGGCCGCCGAAGTTACCGAGGCCGAGAAGGAGGCCGCTGAATCATGACCATCAATTTCCCGAGCAAGGTTCGCGCTGCTGGAAAGAACAACTGGACGTACGTGCCCGTGATCCTGATCCCGTCCGCTCCGACGATCGTCGAGCTCAACGCGGGCATCATGACCCAGGCGTCCTACGACGCCGATCAGATGCGCCCGTCGGGTTCATCCGACACGCAGGCCGAGCAGCGCTACATGCAGGAGTTCGAGTCCCAGGGTCGCGGCCGGAAGAAGTTCGAGTTCGCTGACGTCGAGGTCATCTTCGATCCGCAGACGCCCGACAGCGTCGACTACGAGCTGGCCACGGCATGGATTGCCGAGCCCGACGGCTACATGGTGGCCCGTCTCGGCGTGGCCCATGATGCTGCGTTCGCTGCAGCGCAGGTCCTGTCCGTCATCGTGCCCGTCTCGATCGTCGACCTGCTCCCGGTCGCACCGGACCCGTCGAAGCCGAACGACGCGTACCGGCGCCTGTTCCAGATCCTCACGACCGGTGACCCGATCACCGATGTGACGATCGCGGTCTGACCTCGACTCTCACCCCCGGCCGAACAGCTCCCGGCCGGGGGTGAGCCGTCCCCCGGAGCTGACAGGAGCTGCTGAACCATGACCATCGACTACGGCGCGATGCTGCGCAACCGAAGCATCGAAACCACGTTCGGGCTGTGCCTACAGCCGTCCCTCGCCTGGAACTACAACCTCATCGCCAAGGCCGAACAGCCCGACGCGGAGGCCCTTGCCGAACTCGAGACGCAGATCCGCGCGGCGACGGTCGTCGTCGTGCTGCGGGCGCTCACCGAGGACGAGTCGTGGGCGTTGGATCAGCGCTACATCGCCGCGAAGCAGGGCACGCCTGAGGCCCGCAACCTGGACAAGTCCGTGCTGCTCAAGTCGTTCGTCCGGTTCGAGACGATGGACGGCGACGAGATCCCCGACCTCGGCAAGAAGGACTTCGGCGCCTACTGGGACAACGCCAGCCCTGGTGAGCGGATCCCGCTACTCGCCCTCTCGCTCGAGCTCAAGACGTTCGTGCCGAGTGTCCCTTTCTCCGTGCCGCAGTCGCTGACGACGCGACGGTAAGACGGGACCTACGCCTCGCCCGGACGATGGGCGTCGCCCCGACAGTCATGTGGGGGCGGCAACGCCAGACGATCCGCCGTGGCGGTATCACCACCCACGACCCTGACTGGCTCCAAATCGACTACGCCCTGATCGTCCTGCTCGATGAGTGGGAGCAGGGCATGTGCATCTGCGGCCATCCGGTCGCCTCACACGAGGGCAAGACGGCCGCCGACTACGGCGGCGCGTTCCTGACCTGTCCTGCGATCGAAGCGCTCGACGCGGAGCAGGCGTCCCGCGCGAAGCAGGACGGCAACAAGGACGCCAAGCCGGATCCGTCACGGGCCCGCGCCTGGCTGGTCCAAACCCTCGACCAGCTCCGCGCCATGGCCGAAGCCACGACAACCAAGACCGACTGACCTGGAGGTGGTGGCGATGGCTGACAAGTCCGTACGGGTCATTCTCACCGCCACCGCCGCCGGGTTCATCGCCGAGGTCCGCAAGGCGCAGGCCGCGGCGAATGATCTGGGCGCCGATCTGGGCAAGGCGAGCCAGACCCAGCAGTGGAAGACTGCCGGCACCGCGATCGGTGTGGTTGGACTGGCGCTCACCGCCGTCGCCGGGTTGGCCGTCAAGGCGTGGGCCGACTTCGACCAGCAGATGTCAAAGGTCGCCGCGACAGGCCAGGACGCGAAAGACAACATCGACGGCCTGCGGCAGGTCGCGATCCAGGCGGGAATTGACACCAAGTACTCCGCGACCGAGGCCGCCGCGGGCATCGAGGCGCTACTCAAGGCGGGCGTGTCGGCCACCGACATCCTCGGCGGCGGGCTGAACGGCGCCCTGTCGCTGGCAGCATCCGGCAACCTCAACGTCGCCGACAGTGCCGAAGTGGCCGCGACGGCCATGACCCAGTTCGGGCTCAAGGGCACCGACGTGGGTCACATCGCCGACCTTCTCGCCGCCGGCGCCGGTAAGGCACAGGGCGAGGTCTCCGACCTGGCTGGGGCACTCAAGCAGGGCGGCCTCGTCGCCTCACAGGCTGGCCTCTCACTGGATGAGACCGTCGGGACGCTGACAGCGTTCGCGTCTGCCGGCCTGATCGGCTCCGACGCGGGCACGTCGTTCCGGTCGATGTTGATGCGGCTCATGACCCCGACGAAGGAAGCCGCCGGGCTCATGGCCCAGTACGGCATTAACACCTACGACACGAACGGCAAGTTCGTCACGATGACGGACCTCGCCGGGCAGCTCCAGACGAAACTCGGCGGACTGTCCGAGGCGCAGCGCAACAACGCCCTGGGTTTGATCTTCGGCCAGGACGCGATCCGCGGCGCGAACGTGCTCTACAAGCTGGGCGCCCAGGGCATCGCCGACTGGACGTCCGCGGTCAACGTCCAGGGCTACGCGGACGACGTCGCCAGGACCAAGATGGACAACCTCCAGGGCTCCCTCAAGCTGCTGTCCAGCTCGGTCGAGACGCTGGGCATCAAGGCGGGTGAGGCGGCTGGCGGCGTGCTGCGCTCCCTCGTCGACCAGCTCAACGCCCTGGTGCAGATCGGCATCCGGAACCAGGATGCGTCACAGGGCATCCTGGCCATGGCGGTCGCCCTTGGCGGGTTCGCGCTCGTCACCGCTGGCGTGATGAAGACCGTCACGGCCGTGGCCGAGTTCCGCGCAGGGCTGGCTGTCTTGGCGCTTGCCGCGCCCGCCGCAACCGCCGCCGTCACTGGCTTCGGGGTCGCCGTCAAGGGCGTCATGGCGAACCCGGCGGTCTGGGCCCTCGTCGCCGCGTTCACCGCCGCGCGCGTCGCCGCACAGCTCCTGAACAGCACTATCAAGCTGCCTGGTGCCGCCGAAAGCAAGGCGGCACTGCTCGACCTGAGCGTGGGCGGCAGGTCTGTAGACAAGATGTTCCAGGACTTGGCTGCGCGGGTCGTTGATCCTCGTTTCAACGACGGCGTGAGCCGGACCACCGACCTGACCGCCGGCGTGAACTCACTCGACTCCGCGCTCAAGAAGATCGCCAACAAGAACATGTTCGACGACTTCGCCACCACATGGTCTGGCCTGGTCGGCGTCAAAGGCCCGATCGAACTCGTCACCGACCAGTTCGTCAAGCTCGACACCGCCCTGACCCAGATGGACGTGGCGCAGGCCCGGCAGGCGTTCGCCCAGATCGCGGACTCGGCCGAGGGCCAGCGTATGGGCGTCGAGAAGCTGCTCGCACTGTTCCCGAAGTACAAGGCTGACCTTGAGGGGACGGCCATCGCGCTCAAGGTCACGAACCTGACCAACCAGGAGTACGTCGACTGGATGGGCGGCAAGATCCCGCCCGCGATACAGGCGGCCAGCGCAGCCGCCAAGGCCGGGACGGTCGCGACCGATGGCCTCAACTCGGCGCTGACCGCCCAGGAGCTCGCCGTCCAGAACGCCGCCCAGGCTCAGGCGGATCTTGCGACCCAGCTCCGCGACTCGGCGAACGCTGCCCTTGCCGCTTCCGGCTCGGCCATCGGGTACCGGCAGTCACTCGCCGATGCGACGGCCTCGGTCAAGGAACACGGCAGGACGCTCGACATCACTACCGAGGCGGGCCGTGCGAATCAGTCTGCGCTCGACGGTGTCGCTTCGGCGGCTCTCGCGTCGACCGAGGCCAACGCGAAGGCTGGGGCTGGTAATGACGCGCTGACGGCACAGATGGCCACGGCACGGGCGGCGTTCATCACCACCGCCACGCAGATGGGCATGAACGCGTCCCAGGCGAACGCGCTCGCCGACAAGTACGGACTGATCCCCGGAACGGTCCTGACGAACGTCACGGCGAACACGACCCAGGCATGGTCACAGCTCGAAGCCCTCCAGCAGAAGATGGCCGTCCTGAGCACCCCCGTGCAGGAAGTCATCCAATCCGTGTACGACCACCAGGGCTATGACGCTGCCATGGCCGCCTACCGTGCGGCGCTGGCACTCAAGCCGATCATCATCTCCTACAAGAACAAGGTCATGGTCGCGGGCGGCGGTCAGGTCTTCGGTGCAGGGACGGGAACCTCGGACTCGATCGACGCTCGCCTGTCCAACAAGGAATACGTCGTCAACGCCGCAGACACGGAGCGGAACCTTGGGCTCCTCAACGCCATCAACTATGGGCACCTCAAGGTCCCCGGCTTCGCTGCCGGCGGCCAGGTCTCGATCGCTCCCGCGTCGTACAGCACGAGGTCCGTACCGGTCGCGATGACACCGGGATCCGTGGACCTGTCCGCGTCGACGATCCACCGGCTCGCCGCTGAGATGTCTCGTGTCCAGATTGCCCTCGATGGTCAGGTTGTGTCCGCCGCGGTTGATCAACGGATGGGCGGTCTGCTGCGATGAATGTGGTCACGTTGGGCGGGGTCGTACTCGACGCCGGCGCGGCGCAGTCGTCTCGGGTCGTCCTTGGTGGTCTGCCCGGCTGGGATGATGCGGCCGACATCCGCAACCCGCTACCGGCCAAGTCGCAGCAGGATGGCGCGTGGGACAGCACAGGGTTCTCTGACGCCCGTGTGGTCACCGTGTCCGGTTCCGTGCGGGAGGCGACCCCGCAGGCCGCCTACGCGGTGTTCCAGTCGCTTGCTGCGTTGCGTCCCCAGTCGGTTCAGGAGCTGATCGTCACCAACACGGCGATCGGCCCCCTGTCCGCGCTGGTGCGGGTCACCGTGGGCGTGGCGCCGGTCTGGGATGGCGACTGTGCGTTCACCTACACCCTGACCGTGACAGCCCCGGACCAGTTGAAGTACGGGCCCGCGACGTACGGGTCGGCTACCTTGTCGGCGGCGACACCGGGCGCCGGGAAGGTCTACCCACTCGCGTACCCGATCGACTACGGCGTCGCCCCCGGCACGACCCTGGGCGCGGTGACCGTGCCCAATGGTGGGCTGGCCGCGTACTGGCCGAGGTTGCGAATCGACGGCCCGAGCGTCAACCCGACTGTGGTCATGGTCGAGTCGGGCGCGTGGGTGAGGTTCAACGGCACGCTGCTCGCCGGCCAGTGGCTGGACATCGACCTGGCGGCGCGGCTGGTGCTGCTCAACGGGCGCGTGTCGGTGCGTCAGAGCATCTCGTTCTCGGGTGACTGGCTGGCGGTGCCGGCTGGCGGCGGGTCGATCACCTGGACCGATGACAGTGGCAGCGCTATCGCGTTGCTTTCCGTGTGGGGATCGTTAGGGGTGTATTTCTGATGGCCGAATTTGAGAGGTTGCACGCGGGTAATTCCGAAGTGCAGGAGAAGCAGGGGATCGCGTTCGGCTTCGCGCAGACCGCCACTGTGGGTCTCGTGGCCACGGGTGTCCTGACCGGGCTGACGGTGGGGCAGACGGCGACGGCGTCGGGTTCTGTAGTCATCGCCGCGGGCGCGGGTGTTATCGGGTCGACGGTTGGTGCAGGAGTGTCGGAGGCGATCAATCCGGGTGCCGTCACGCTCGATGTGTTCACGCTGAACCCGGTTGGTGGGCTGCCGCGGAACGACATCATCGTGTGGGACTCGGCGACCCGGTTGCTCGCTGTTGTCGTAGGCACCCCGAATGCGACCCCTTCCGACCCGACCGTGGCGAACACGAAGCTGCCGCTGGCCCGGTTGCGTCATGCCGCGTCGACGACGACGATCCCGATCGCCAAGATTGACGACATCCGGCCGCTCACGGCCCCGGTCGGTACGCCCATCATGGTGCGCAACGCGACCGAGCGGAACGCCCTGGCCGCCTATGACGGGTTGCAGGTGTACCGCCTCGACACGCATGTGGTTGAGATCTACACCGGGGCATCGTGGGACGCGGCAAGGGTACGACAACACGCCGAGTTCACGGCCTCGGTCGCGGGAGTGCCAAGCGGGACCCTCTGGGGGACGACTTTGCTCACGATCGACGCCGCAGCCTCGTCCACACCTGCCATCGCCACGGGCGCATCAGACAACGTCACCGTGGCCAGCGCGGGCGTCTACGCGGTGAGCTTCTATGGCACTTTCAACGTCGCGCTCGCTGGCCGGTCGTTCCTGAATATCTACGTCGGAACGCTAAACGTCGCGCAGTCGAGTCTCGCGCCGGGGGAGAACGGCATCAACGTGTCCATCCCGAACCTTGCCTGCGCAGCCGGGACAGTCATCGGGTTTGCGTGCTTCCAGTCGTTGGGCAGCAGCGTGAACATGACGACGCGGGTACGGATCACGAAGATCAGCAGCTAATGGCCTTCGAAGTTTATGCCACAAGATTCGACGATCCCAGCATCATCGAGGAGCTCATTCCCGCCCGCGGACTTGAGATGACCTTTCCCATATCCGATCATGGCGAGTGCGCGTTCTCCGCGACGGTCGAACCGCGAAAGTCGTTCTGGCGGTCTGCCATCTCGTGCGCCATGTCCGGAATTCTCGTCTGCTCTGACGGGTGGCCCGTGTGGTCGGGGCAGATCCTCGGTGAGCGGCAAAGCGGCGCCCGGACCTTTGATTTCACGGCCGCTGAATGGGGCTCATTCTTCGAGACCTGCCCAAGCGTGCCCCTCGCCCTGACCGGCTGGAACGATCACGCGCTGTTCAGGCGCCTCGTCAGCGACGCTCAGGCCATCTCCGGGCAGAACGCGCAGATTCTCATGGGCACCACGACCGGGGCATCCGTGTCCGACCTGACAATCAACACATGGGACTCGACGACCGTCGAGGAGGAGTTCCGGCGCATCGGCGAGCACGCGGGTGGACCGGAATGGTACTTCGCGGCGACGGGCACCCTCGACAACCCGACCCGGACCCTCGTCCTGGGCGACCGGCTCGGAGCGGTTGACCCGGTGGCCGTGCTCGAGTACGTGGAGGACACGGAGGACTACATCCCGCCGTCGGCGCCGCCCACCACTCTGACCCCACTGGGTTTGACCTTCCCCGGTGCGCAACCGTATGCGGTCCTTGGTGGGTCGCACCGGCGCGGTGGCAACGTCATCGCTCAAATGGCTCGTCAGCAGGTTCCAGGGATCACGGTGGCGACCGCGGTGGGCGCCGGCGACCAGGCCGCGCAGCTGCGGGCGTCGTCTACGGCGTCGGTGCTGTTGGCGGCCGGGTATCCGAGGAAAACAAAGGTCAGCCAATATACGGACGTGTCGATTGGGGCCACACTCCAGCGGCACGCGGATGGTGACCTCGCGGCGGGCTCCGGCATGACGACGAGTTGGACCATCAGCACCTTCGGTTCCAACCCCGACTGGACGTCCGTAGCCCGAGGTGACACGGTCAGAGTAGAGGCTGATACCGACGTTTACGCCACCTCAGATCGACCGTTGGTCTTCGAGTCTCGTGTCCTCGATATCGCAGTCAAGGTCAATGACGACGGACCAGTAGAGGTTAATTACCTCCTGGCCGACACTCGCACGTACTGACCGAAACCCATTGAAGTGTGGGACAATAGAACGCGGCTCCGAGTGCGTCTAACACTCGAAGCCGCTGACCCACACACTCGACTAGACCGAGGAGCAGGCTGAGATGAAGACTACCCGATGCACCGTCGAAGGGTGCAACACCCTCGTTGGAAGTCACGGCGCCCGCGGCATGTGCCCCCATCACTACCAGGGGATGGCAAGTCGGGGAGAGATCGATATATCCCCACATCTGTCTCCGGAGCAACGTCTTTCCGCTGGCCTCGTTGAGATGCCTAGCGGGTGCCTCGAATGGACCAAGAGCGTCGTCATCGGCGGATACGGACAGATCAAAGTCAATGGCAAGTCACTCAAGACTCACCGCTTCTCGTGGGAACTGGCGCACGGCCCGATCCCGGAGGACATGGACGTCCTACATCATTGTGACAATCCGCCTTGCTGCCAGACGGACCCGACCGCGGGCTACCCAGACGGTCACCTGTTCCTCGGAACGGCCGCCGACAACATGGCCGACCGTGACGCCAAAGGTCGCCATGGGCAAAGCAAGAAGACTCACTGCAAACAGGGCCACCCTTTCGACGAGGCCAACACCTACATAACGCCGGAGGGTGCTCGAAACTGTCGAACATGCAAGGTGGTCGCCAGAGCCAAGTACAACCAGAAGCAGAGGAGCGCGCCCCGTGTCGAAGCTGCCTGAACTAGGATCCTCCCTGACTCGGTATCTACGCACCCAGAAGCGTCAGGCGCTTCGTCAGGCCCAGTCGTCCGCGTTCGTCCGGTCTGGCATTGCGATTGATGCTCAGGACGTCGCGGTGGTGGGCGGTTCGTTGACCGTGGGCAATGCGGGAGTTCTCGCGCAGGGCGACAACACGGCGTTTGGGGCCAACTCGCAGTCATCACTGACGACGGGTACGGGTGACACGGCGGTCGGGTCCAACGCGCAGGCGGTTCTGACGTCCGGGCTCTTCAACACAGCGATTGGGGCTGCAGCCCAGGAAACACTGACCACCGGCCTCTCCAACACAGCAGTAGGCCGCGCTGCACAGTGTCTTCTAACCACCGGGGCGTCTAACACGGCGGTAGGGGACAGCGCTCAGTTCAGCCTAACCACCGGGGGCAGCAACACAGCAGTAGGGCCATCGGCTCAGCAGCATGTGACGACCGCGTTCAACAACGCTGCGGTCGGTCCCTCATCCCAGGCAGCGCTGACGACGGGTGAGAACAACACAGCAGTAGGCGCCTTCTCGCAGTCTCGTCTAACCACCGGGAGTTCTAACACAGCGATTGGTATGGGAGCCCAAAACGACCTCTACGCCAATCCAGGCAAATCAACCATCACCGCCTCTATGCAGACATCCATCGGCCAAGACTCCGGTCAGTCGTCCGCGACACAGGTCGACGGAATCACCACTATCGGCTACTCCGCCAGGGCAGGTGCAGCCAATGCCACCAGCGTCGGGCGCGAGGCCCGTGCCGACCACGCCGGATCGATCGCACTCGGCTACCAGGCCACCACCACCCAGCCCAACCAGGTCATGGTCGGACCGCGCGACGTGGAAATCACCGACGCCACCAAGGGCATCGTCCTGAAGTCCCCAGGCGGCGCCAGGTTCCGGATCACCGTCACCAACGCCGGCGCTCTCGTCGTCACCGCAGCCTGACCCTCGACGTCGCACGTCGCGATGCTCCCGATCATCAAGTCCTAGGAGGACACCATGGCAACACCGCTCACACCAACCCAGATCCTCGCCGCAGTTCAGAGCTCCGGTCTCCCCATCTACGAGATGCCAGGGTGGCGTGGGCGATGCCGCTGCCATGACGGCAACCACGAGCAGGGAATCGGCCCGAACGGTCGCGGCTGGGGTGGCATCAACGGCGTCGTCGTCCATCACACCGCTGGCCCGATGAACTCGGGACAGGCTGCCATCGACTACACCGTCAACATCCTGAACCGTGGTCGCACGGACACCCCAGGACCCCTGGTCCAGTTCTCGATCGACGCCGACGGTCGAGTCATCATCTGCGCCGCTGGTCGCTCCAATCAGGCAGGCGCCGTCAGCTCTGTTGCGATCAATCACATGATCGCTGCCGACTTCTCTCTGACGTCCCCGTACCAGGACGTGCGCGGCTCTGACGCCGATGGGAACACCCACACCTTCGGCATCGAGATCCAGGCGCCGGATGTTCCCAACGCCATCCAGGTAGATGCCGCTGAGCGGCTCTCTGCTGCGATCTGCAAGGCGTACGGCTGGACCGGCCAGGAGACCTGCGCTCACGGCGAGATCGCGTCTTCCAAGGCGCAGTCCGATCCCGGTCTCGACATGGGTCTGTTCCGTCGCACGGTCATGGGCATCGTCTCGGGATCGGCTCCTGGCACCGGCGCTGGAGGTGGGGTTCCCTCAGGCACCGTCACCCCGCCGCCCCCGCCGCCCGCGGCCCCAGCTGTCCCGGCCGTGAGCCTGTCGGCACTGATCGCGGCCTTCCATCACGACTCGCAGCCGTCCGTGCCGACCGGGTCCGTGTCGTACCCGCCGGCGATCTACGTCGAACGAGCCCTCAACGGCAAGGGGTTGCTCGCCGCGAACCGCGTCGACGGCTCGGCCGGTACGAGCACCGTCGCCGCATACGCCGCGTGGCAGCGCCATTGCGGCTACTCGGGGGCCGCAGCTGACGGCTACCCCGGCGTCGCGTCCCTTTCCCGGCTCGGCCGCGAGACCGGCCAGTTCACCGTCATCAACTAAGGAGGCCCCACCATGCTCACCACACCCACCCAGGTACTTCATCCGTGGCGTACCACGCTCCGCACCATCGTCTGGCTCGTCATCGCGCTCCTGCCGACCGTCCCTACCTTGTGGGCCATCGTCCAGGATGAGGTGACCAAGGCCGGGCTCACGCTCCCGCCGGCGTTCGCCGCATCGGTCGGGATCGGAGTCGCCGTGATCGTCACTGTCGTTGGCATCGTTCAGCGGGTCGTGCTCATCCCGGCAGTCGCGGCCATCATTGCCAAGATCCCCGGACTGAACCCGTCGCCGGTCATCGCGGATCCCGGCGCTGTGACGTGACCCCCGAGACACCACCGGATCTCGCCTCCTACAACCGGGGATTCCTAGACGGCCGGATCACTACACGGCTCGACCATCACGCCGAACAGATCGCCGCGACGAACGTCCTGCTCGACCGGACCGTGGAGATCTCGCAGACCATGGCCTCGACCGTGCAGACCCTCACCGAAGCGCGTGTCACCGACGCTGCCACCCGTGTCGCGACCGCCGAGGCCGTCAAGGAAGCGAAGGTCGCGCAGGAGGCCCAGGCCAGTCAGAGCTGGAGCCCCATGGCGAAGCTGATAGCGGTCGTCGGAGCGATCGGCGTGGTCTTCGGCATCATAGTGGGCCTCTGGGCGCTGTTCGGCGTCTGACCCCAATGCCGGGGATGAAGCGGGCCAGGGTTCGTCGCTGGACACGCGAAAACGTCCCAGCCCCGTGGGACTACCTCGTCCCGGCCACTCGGGGGACGATTCACGGCCGCGTGGACACATGGCGACGGGCGTACGACCGAACCATGCAGATCATCAACGACCAGACCTGACCCGACGCCGACGCCGACCATGACGGATGGGCCAGGCGTCGACAACCGTGACGGCCGCGGATGGACCGAACCGACCCTAGGAGAGACATGCTCACTACCGACCCGAAGGACCCACGCCTCACTCACGGCGCCGACGCCGAGCCGACCCCGCAGGCTGACGTCTACTTAGTGCTGTCTGACGAGGAGCGCGCGAAGGGGTTCGTCCGGCCCGTACGGCGCACCTACGTCCACACGTGCGGCGTCGCTACGACAATGGGCACCGCGCTCGCCGAGACGTACGCCCGCGACCCGAAGTTCTACGGCGCGACGTACTGCGTCGGATGCCAACGGCACGCGCCCGTCTCCGAGTTCACATGGGACGGGACCGACGAGAAGGTCGGTTCATGATCGCCAGCCACCCCTGATCTCGGACCCCAAGCCGAGCGAAAAAGCCGCCCCCTCTCCGGATTCCCCGGGAGAGGGGGCGTTTTTGGCGTGTCTGGGATCAACGGATCGTTGCGAAGCCCATCCGCAACAGGATGATCCCCACGACCACGACCACTATGACGATGAGGACCTTCACCCACATCGGTCGGGGCCGCTCCGTGGACTCGGCGAGGAGCTTCTGGCGCCAGACGTCAGCCTCACCGTCGGTCATCTCGCCCGCCGCGACCCTGCGGTTGATCGTGTTGATCGCGTCTGCGTACTCATGCTGATTCGTCATCACTTCACCGTTCCCTTGAGGACCTTATTGACCTGCTCGAGCCGATCGGTCGGAACCATCACCGACCAGTTGATGCCCTCGATCATGACCTGGCCAGCCTTCAGCGCGTTGAACGGCTTGGCTTGGATCTCACGGCGAACGACGTCCGATCGCCAGATGGTGGCGGCACCATCGTCGCAGGGCATCGGGTCGAAGCCGTACTGGTTCAACGATGCCTCTGTCTTGGCCTTGTCGTCATCCGACGTGCACTGGTAGCCCGCTTTCGCAAGCACCTCGCGCAGCTCGTTGGTCGACTCAAATCGATGATCGACATAGCCTGACGGGCCAGCGCACGCGGTCAGGACGAAGATGACGGCGAGGGCGAGGATGGCGCGCTTCATGGTCTCAAGGGTAGGACTCGGTGAGGTCACGCGTGGGCTTATCGCGAGACTGACGCACGTAGAACGCACGCGGGTGCACGGATAGCGTCTCTCACCTAGCGAGGGCACGATTGTCTAGAGGTTCAACTCCTCTCTCGCGCACCACTAACACCCCTAGTCAGGACCACTTGACTAGGGGTGTTGCCATGTTGCCAGGGTGCACGATGGGTCACGGGGGTGCATACCGGGCCATAGATAGCGCACGGGGAACGCACGGTTTACGCTGAGGCCATGAACCTTTCGCGGTTGGCCTTGTACGGCCAGCATGGATACTTCTCAGACGCCCTCAAGGGATACGTGGCAATCGAGACTGCGACCAGCCGCCTCCGAGTCATCATGGGTGACCGGGAGCATGTCGCCACGCTGATCGCCGAAGCGAAACAGACTGCGAAGTCGAGCCCGCGCTGGACAGCCGCCCAACTCATCGAACGTATCGCAGACGACTTCGCGACGAGTCGTGACTACGACCGGGCGTTACGGGTCGCGAAGGGACTCCGATGAACCGCCGCGCGTTCGGCACCATCCGCAAACTCCCGTCCGCCCGCTACCAAGCGTCCTACATCGGCCCAGACAACCGCCGCCACGTCGGTTGGTCCACCTACCTCGTCAAGGCTGACGCCGAGGTGTGGCTCCGCGATGAGGAGATCCTGATCGACCGCGCCCAGTGGACGCCGCCCAGTCGCCGCTTGCCCGTCGAGCAGGTCGACGGCATGACGCTCAGGGAGTACGCGACCGCGAACCTGCGGCGACGCGCCACCCGCGCACGCAAGCCGATCCGGCCGACGACGACGGACCTGTACTGGAAGCTTTTGGACCTCGCGATCCTGCCCACGCTCGGCGGTAAGCCGCTCGTGGACATCAGCCCCGCCGACGTCCAGCGCTGGCACGACAGCCTCCCCGCCACGCCCACACAGAACGGGGCCGCGTACCAGCTGCTGCGTTCCCTCATGGCTGACGCGCTCGAAGACGAGATGATCGAGCGGAACCCCGTCCGGATCAAGGGCGCCGGGAAGCCAGCACCGAAACGGACCGGGATGGCGCTCAACGTGGGCGAGCTCGGCGCGTACACGGCTGCTGCACGCCACCACGCACTCCCGCTGTTGTTGTGCGCCTGGTGCTCGCTGCGCTCCGGTGAGGTCCGCGGGCTACGACGCTGCGACGTGGCCGACGACGCGACCGCGATCCGGGTCGAGCAGATCGTGACCAAGGTCGGGCGCGGTGGCACGCGGACGTGGCTCGTGGGTCCGCCCAAGACAGCCGCGGGCAAGAGACGCGCTGCTGTTCCACCGCACCTCCAGCCGCTGCTCAGGGCATGGCTCGACGCGTACACAGGGCAGCCTGCTGGGCTACTGTTCCCCGCCGTCGACGGATCATCCCCGGTGGACGAAGGCGTGCTCAGAAGGGCACACAAAGAGGCTGCCAGGGCCATCGAGCGGCCGGCGCTCACCCTGCATGATCTACGCCGGACCGGTGCCACGCTCGCAGGGCAGTCTGGGGCGACCACCAAAGAGTTGATGGCACGGCTGGGGCACACGCAGCCCGCCGTGGCGATGATTTACCAGGTCGCAGACCAAGAGCGCGATGACCAGGTCGCGCGGCGGATGAGCGCCATGCTTCCCCAGATGAGGGAGTCCTCACCGGAGGACTAGTTCTGTCTGAGGTCGCGCGGATCGTCTAGCGCGTGCTGCTACACCCCGCGAGCGCGCCGCTCAGCCTCTCCTACCAGATGCCCCACAGTGACGTGGAGCGCGTCCGCGATCATCGCGAGTTGGATCACGTCGGGCTGTCGCCGCCCCTCCTCGTACAGCCGTAGTGATGTGCGGGCAATCCCGGTCCGCCTCGCCAGTTCCGCTTGGCCGTAGCCAGCGATCCCGCGCTCAGCCCGAAGCGTGGCTGACATGGCGTCGATCCACCGCTGTTCCTCTTCGCGTTCCATGCGGAGCAGACTAGCACCTCTTCGAAGACAGTCAATATCTAAACAGATACGAAAGTCGGCTTGCACATGTTCCGTTTGACTACTACTCTGCTCCGTATGACGACAGCACAGACCCTCTCGCGAGACCTCGCAGACGTGGTGAACGCAGCCGTTCGGGCCGCTCACATGTCACAGCGTGACCTTGCCGAACGTACGGGGATTCCGCTCGTGACGCTGAACCGCCGCCTCACCGCGCGCACATCCTTCACCGTGACCGAACTCGCCGCGATCGCTGAGGCGCTCGGCGACGTGTCGGTCACCGACTGGTTCCTCAAAGCTGAGCGGATGCGGAGCGCGGCCGCATGACGGAGCCGATGTTCTACACGGTGAACCAGGTGTGTGACCTGCTCCAGATCAGTCGCTCCACCGTGAAGCGCAGGCTCGCTGACGGTCCCGCGCATGGTGGGTTCACCCGCGTGAAGATCGGCGGTTCTGTCCGCATCCCGTGCGCCGAGGTCGATGCCTTGATGCCCAAGCGCCGACGCCGAGCCGCCTAGTTCGTCCCTCCCGAGGCATTGGGCGGGAGGGGCCAGTGGTCCGGGCGGGTGAACCCCGAGTCCCCGCCCGGACTGCCACCACGAACCGAAGTAGCAGCAACCACCACCAGAAGGGATCCACATGAGAGTCCGTACAGATCCTCGGACTGGCGACATCGACGACAACATCGAGCCGCGCAAGTTCGACGAGTTCATCCGCGAGTTGGCCGAGGGGGCGACGAACAGCGAGCTCTCTGACGCGTTGTGGGACCTCCTCGACCGCGTCCAGGACACGGGCAAGGGCGGAACCCTGACCCTCACGATCGGGGTCGCGTTCGACGGCCAGGGCCGGATCCAGGTCAAGGACATGGTCAAGACGAACCTGCCCGAGTTCTCCCGTGTCCCGACGTCGTTCTTCATCGACAAGAAGGGCAACCCGACGCGCCGCGACCCCAACCAGCCCGAGCTCCCCAGCCTCGAGGCCCGCCGCAACCACCAGAACGGACTCGCACAGTGACCACCAACCTCACGAATCTGAACGACGCCGCCGTCGACTCCATCACCTGCCTCGCGATGGCAGCGAACGAGCCGACTGTCATCACCGACGGCTATCTGTACGCCGTCCCCGACGGCGACGGCAGCGTCCATCTCCTCACGACGCCCGCGTACGACCGGGCACAGGCCGCGCTCGTCCCCGCCCGGGTCGCCCGTAAGGTCACCGTCGTCGACGCGGCCAGCCTCCTCGACTACATCAACCGATACGACTGGCCCGAGTCCCTCGAGGTGTGGGCATCGCTCGAGCAGCGGCGCGGC